CCTTGAAGCCGACGGTATTGCTGGTCCTGCTACACAAGCTAAGTTATTTGGATAATAAATAGTAGTTAGTACATAAATCAAATTAAAGGAGATTAATATGTCTTTAGAAAAAATTGTTGCGGAAGCACTTGCAGGCCGTCCACTAGAAATGAAAGAAGCGTTTGAAGAAGAAATTCAAACTCGCATCCAAGCTCGCCTAGAAGCAGAATACCTAGATATGGTTGAAGCAAAAGGCAAAAAAGAAGATGAAGAAGAGATGGATGACGACGAAATGGAAGATGAGGACGAAGATGAGGATGAGGACGAAGAAGACGAGGATGAAGACGAAAAGAAGTAATCTAGTCTAATATTATGCCAGCTTTTGTTTATGTGGGAATTATTTTGATAGCCTTGGGTGGAGGTGTAGTAGCATACTATAAATCCACTCAAGCTAAAATTGAAACATTAACAGCATATAACGCAGAATTAACCGCTAATGTTAATCAGTTAGAAGAAGTAAACAAATCAAACGTAAATGCTATAGCTAGAATACAAGCAGATTTTGAACGTAAAAGACAAGAATACGATAAAGCGCAAGAAAGTTTTAATGAAATACGTGGTCAAAACAATCAGCTTAAAGAAAAATTAGGTAAGCACGATCTTGGCGTATTGGCTGCTGCTAAACCCGGTCTAGTAGAAAAAATTATTAACACTGCGACAGAAAAAGCATTTAGATGCTTTGAATTAGAATCTGGCGCACCATTGACAGAAAAAGAGAGGACTGCAAAAGATGCTAAATCGTTTAACAGTGCTTGTACTTGGGTTTATGATGATCTTGTCGCTCGCGGCGTGCTCGTCAAAGCCGATAGTGCCACCAGCCAAAATAGTAACAAAAACTGAATACGTCACTCCAGCTGCACCGATAGTGCCAAAGCCAGATGTACTTTCTTTGAGAGACATCAAGTTTATTATTATTACGCCTGAAAATTCTGCAGAAGTTTTTGCAAAATTAAAAGACGAAAAAGTCTTGTTTGCATTAACTGCAAAAGGATACGAAGATACAGCGTTAAATTTAAGTGACATTAGAGCTTATATGAGACAGCAAAATAGAGTTATAATTTTATACAAAGACGCATTTAAACCAGTTGATATAGAGCCAGTTAAACCAAATTAAATAAATATAACATATTATTAGAGCCCTGTGAATAATTCACAGGGCTTTTTTAACTAAACGGAGCACTAAATGGCTGATCAGGAAATAAACTTAAAAACGGATGTAGCACTTATACAAAAAGACTTAAAGCAAATCGAAAGGTTTTTTAATAAATTCGATACTGCTTTGCAGTCTATGTCTGACATGTCTCAGAAAGTTGCTGTTCAAGGAGAAATCCTTAAGAATACTTCTGAGAAGTTACAAAGTTTAGAATTAAAAATTACAGAACATAAACTAGAAGACGTTGCTCGTGCTCAATTGCTTAGTGAAAGACTAGAAGAAACACGTAAATCTGCTTATGCCGATCATGAAAGATTAGCTGCTGCAAGTGCAGTAAGCCGCAAAGAACGTAACGAAGAAATCATGGCTCAATTATCAAAAATGAATGGTAGTTTAGATGCTAGACTTGAAAAATTAGACAATCGTATTACAAAACTAGAAAATTGGAAATGGTATATAATGGGTCTAGGGGCCGTTCTTATCTTTATTGCAGCAAATATTAAGTGGACAGGCCTATTTTAATGTTGACAACACTAGCACAATAGTGTATAATGTACTAATTAGATGTAACCATATGTGTACATCTTAGTACTTTTGTGATATAATTGTACATACGTACAAACCTGTGAGAAATCTTTATTATGGCAGAATTTATTGACATTCAATACGCTCAGATGCTTTCTGGGCGCCTTGAACATTTTAAAATTAAGCATACAAATCCTTATAAAATCAACTTTCGTTGCCCGATATGTGGTGACTCGACTAAGAATCGTTCAAAGGCTCGTGGGTGGTTGCTTGAACGAGATAATAAGTTTTCCTATTATTGCCATAATTGTGGTGCAAGTCAAAGCTTTAATTTCTTTCTAAAGACTGTTGATCCTCTATTATTTAATGATTATATTACTGAGAAGTTTGTAGCAAATACGCATACAAAAGATACTAAAGAAGTTAATACAGAACAGTTTAAATCTGAAGCTGTAGTATTTAATGCTGACCCACTTAAAAAGATTAAAAAGATTAGTCAGCTTGAACATGATCATCCTGTTAAACGATATATTGTAAAAAGACAAATCCCGCCACATCAACATTATCGTTTATATTTTGCTCCAAAGTTTAAAGCTTGGATTAATGAAATAATTCCTAATAAATTTGATCCTGAGAAAATAGGTAAAGATGAACCTCGCCTAGTTATTCCATTTATAGATGAGAATGGTAAATGCTTTGGTGTATCAGCTCGTTCATTTGATCCAAAAACAACCCTTCGTTATATTAGTATCTTGTTTGATAATCGACCAAAGATCTTTGGTTTAGATAAAGTTAATCTTAATGAACCTTATTATATCGTAGAAGGTGCTATCGATAGTATGTTCTTGTCTAATGCTATTTCTATGAATGGCGCTGAAGGTAATGGTAATTCTGCAAATGAAAATGCAATTTATGTATTTGATGCAGAACCTCGTAATAAAGAAATTCATGCACGCATGGAAAAAGTAATTAAGAATGGTCATAAGATTTGTATTTGGCCAACCGATGTTCCAGGTAAAGACATCAATGAAATGTATTTGAATGGATTGAAAGACGTAGAAAAGATTATTGAAAATAATACATACAGCGGTTTACAAGCTGAATTGAAATTTATGGCATGGAGAAAAACATGATTAGAGCTATATTAGCACATGACTCGCAATGGGGTATTGGCAAAAATGGTGGTCTTCCTTGGCCAAAGAATAGTGAAGATCTGAAATGGTTTAAAGAGTGCACAATAGGTAGCACCATTATGATGGGTCGTAATACTTGGGAAAGTTTACCATTTAAACCGTTGCCAGATAGAATTAATGCAATCGTAACATCACGAAGAACCAAGGATACTCTTGGATGTGTTGTTGCTGATATGAATGGCATGTTAGATATTTTGCCACAACTAAAAGAGCAACGAGACATTTGGGTTATTGGTGGTGCTCAACTACTAGAAAGTATGCTACCTTACATAGATGAGATTTGGCTTAACAATGTTGGTGGTGATTATAATTGTGACATCTACTTACCAAAAGAAAAAATTGACATCTATAAAATTGCGTGCTATAATTGTACTATAAACATGTAGGAGTTTTAAATGAAAATTATTATTAATAATTGCTTTGGCGGATTTGGTCTTAGCCATGAAGCCGTGATGCGTTACTTTGAAATCAAAGGTATTACAGTATACCCAGAAAAAAGCAAAGACGGTTGGGAGCATTGGACTTATTGGATTACAAAGCCAGAAGATCGTCTTGAGTCTAAAGAAGGTGAAGCCTTCTACAAGATGCCAATTGAAGAACGCGCAGCATACAACAAGATGCATTCTGAACAGACTATCTACGAACGAGAAATTGCTCGTGATGATCCAGCTTTGGTGCAAGCAGTTGAAGAACTCGGTGCTAAAGCTAATGGTCGATGTGCAGAATTGAAAATTGTGAACGTTCCAGATAATGTTATGTGGCACATTCATGAGTATGATGGGCTAGAGCATGTAGCTGAAGACCACCGCACTTGGAGTTAATATGACTAAAATTATGATGAATCCGGCTGACTTAAAAGTAATTCAAGAAATTGTTACTGAAAATAATATTACCGGTAATTTTGAATTGATATATGCTAATGGTGGTATTGGCTATTGCATTGACCTAGTATATGAAGAATCTGTTAATGGTAGAAATGCAAAAATTACTATTCCAGTTTGCGGTGTGGAGAATTGGTAATGAGCCAAGTAGTAAAAGCAATCACCGCCGAAGACACTGGCAATCGCAAGCTTATAGAGTCGTGTATCCCGTTGTTTAAAGA